CCCTACATAATGCTTGACAATGGGTAGACGTATTGTAAGATAGCTATATGAAGAAAATTAACATTAGACAATTATTAAGAGATTATGTAGAAGCAACTAAGGAGCTACCAGTAATCGTTACTAGATATGGTAAGCCAGTATTTATAATTAGTAAGCCAAAGGAGACAGATGACACCATTAAATGATTACGTACTAATAGAGCCTATTGAGGATAGGGTTACATCAAGGATAGTGATAGAGGAGGACAAGAAGCCTCAGAGGGGAAAGGTCATAGAGGGCAAGCTTAAAGGAGAGTTTGTAATCTTTAAGAGATGGAGTGGAATAGAGATAGGAAAGAACCTACTCGTTAAATTTGAAGACATACTAGCAAAGGAATAAATATGATAATTTACGGACAAGAAGCTAGAAACAAGTTAAAGGTAGGTGTAGATAAGTTAGCAGAGGCTGTCTCTACTACGTTAGGGCCTAAGGGAGGGAACGTAGCAATAGATGGGGATTTCTCTACTCAAGTAGTTCACGATGGAATTACAGTAGCTAAAGAGGTGAAGTTAACAGATAAGTTTGAAAACATGGGAGCAAGAATCGTTAGAGAGGCTTCCTCAAAGACTAATGACATTGCTGGAGACGGAACCACTACAAGTGTAATCTTAGCCCAGGCAATCATAGAAGAGGGGATTAAATCAATAAGCAATGGAACTAATGGAATGATGCTACGTAAAGGCCTGGAGAGTGCTTCGGGAGTCGTAGTGGGGGAGATTAAGAAACTAAGCAGTAAGATAGACACTTTAGAAGAGAAGACCCAGATAGCCACCATATCCTCCCAGAGCCCTGTTGTGGGAAAGATGGTAGCAGAGGCAATGGAGAAGGTAGGAAAGCATGGAGTAATTACAGTAGAGGAGTCTAGAGGCTCAGACCTGGAATTAGAATACAAGGAGGGAATGAGATTCAACAAAGGCTACCTTAGTCCTTACTTCGTAACAGATCAGGATAGGGGAGAAGCGGTAATCGAGAGTCCCTTAGTTTTGGTTACAGATATAAAGATGACCTCACTTCAGGACTTGGTTCCAATGCTAGATAAGATGATAGACGTTTCGAAAAACCTGGTAATCATATCCAGTGAGATTGAAGGAGACGCTCTAACCAGTCTAGTAATGAACAAGCTAAGAGGTGTATTAAACATTCTAGCCATAGGAGCTCCTGGATTTGGTAATATTAGGAGAGACATGCTTGTTGATATAGCAACCATAACAGAGGCTACGTTCATAAGCGATGAATCAGGTAGAAAGTTAGAATCAGTCACGATAGAGGACCTAGGAAAAGCAGACAAGATAATCTCCACTAAATCAGACACTACTATAATAGGAGGGAACGGAGACGTATCTTCAAGAGTTAAACAAATAAACGCTCAATTAAAAGTTGTATCCGACTATGAGAAATTAAAGTTGTCTGAAAGGCTTGCTAAGCTCTCAGGCGGTGTAGCAGTTATTAAAGTAGGGGCTAACACAGAAGCAGAGCTTAAAGAACTTAAACTAAGAGTAGAGGATGCCGTACATGCAACCAAAGCAGCCATGGAAGAGGGAGTGATTGCAGGGGGTGGAACTACATTCTTGAAAGCTAGAGAAGCAATTAAAGAAATGAAGGTAGAGGGAGACGAGTTAATCGGGGCAAACATACTATATAAAGCATTAGAGAAGCCAATAAGACTTCTTATAAGAAACTCTGGAGAAGATGAGGGTATAATATTAGCTAGACTATATAGAGAGTGGGAGGAAAACAAAAGAATAGGATTTAACGTAATCACTTCTGAGTTTGTAGATATGGTAAAAGAAGGGATCATAGACCCAGCTAAGGTAGCTAGAAGTGCCTTAGAGAATGCTGTATCCTCCTCAGTAATGATTTTAAGTATTGGATGTTTAATTATGGAGGAAGACGATGCCAAAGAAAGTACCGAAGAGAACAGAAGCTAATCCATTCGGATTAACATATAAACAAAACCTTGTAATAAAGGATATAGAAGCGGCAGTAAAATCAGGTAACAAAATGGACCTAGTTGGTTCTATAGGGAAGTTTTATAACGTAAAAGATATAAATTCCGCTAAGTCAGTGGCTGCTTACAACATGAAAACCCCTAAGTTTAGAGACGCTCTAGTCCACTCTTTAATAGATAAAGGTGTTATTGGAGCCGATTCTAGGTCAGAGGGGGTACTGATAGAAGGACTTGATGCCACGACAAAGGAAGGGGATATAGACTTCAACGCCAGACTAAACTACGCCAAGGAGCTAAATAAGATAGCCGACGTTTACCCTACTGTTGTAAAGAAAAGTCTTAACCTAAACGCTGATTTAACAGAGACTCAGGTAGATAAAAGAATCAAAGACCTAAAGAAAGAACTTGAATACAGTCACGACAAGTAGTAGAATAAAATCATGAAAGAATTACTATGCGTAAGCTGTAAAAAGCCACTATCACTAGTACCAATTTTTAACGATGGTAAAGACGAAGAGTTCGCCTCTTCTCTTTTATTCTGTACAACAGAGAAATGTGATAGACACGGTCTTTTAACAGTTACTTATAAGACTAAAAAGTCTAAAAAAAGAAAAAATGCTAAGAGTAAACGTAAGACAGTTTAATAGAGAGATGTATTCCTGTCTAGATTCTTTACCCATTATCGTTTATAACAAGAGAACAGGAGTAGACTTATTTAAGGTACTGCCTATTAAAGGAGGTGTTATTCGTGATATTATTCAATCCTACAAAAAAAGAAGTTAGCTTTATATGTGGAGGAAGAACATACGTATTCAGATCAAAAGAATCAAAGAACCTAGATGACTTTGTAGCCACACATGCTTTAGAAAGATCACACGCACCTTTGGTAGAACAAACCCCAGACTATGATAAAGAAGTAGCATTTTCAGATGTTGTATATGCAGATTTGAAATGGAAGGAGTTAGTACAGCTAGCCTCGGCCAGAGGAGTATTTACACCAGGACTTAAAAGGCCAGAGGTAGAAAAGCTATTGGAAGATTATGACAACAGATAAAGAGGACTTGTATCGTGACCTGCTAATTAAGAAAAGGGACAGAGGTCTTAATGACCTCTTTTTCTTTAATAAGTATGTTATAGAATCAGATGAAAGAAGGAGAAAGTTCTTAGTTCCCCACGTTCACGGGGAGTGGACTGAGTGGTATAAGAATTCCAAGAAGAGAATCAAGCTAATCCTAGTTCCAAGAGCATGTTTTAAAAGCACGTTCTTCACTGTAGACGCCACAATCCAAGCACTTTGTAAAGATAGAAATGAGAGAATCCTTATTGCTAACGCAACTCTAGGAAACGCTCAGAAGTTCTTAGGAGAGATTAAGGATCAACTAAGAAGAAACGAACAACTAAAGGAGCTCTACGGAGCTTTCTATAACAACAAAATTAGATGGAATGAGAGCGAGATAGATATAATGGGTAAGGGATTGGGGAGTAAAGAAGCTTCGGTAACAGCAGTAGGAGTAGGAGGTAACTTAGTTTCCCAGCACTATTCAAGGATAATCTGCGACGACCTTGTTAATAGCGAGAACTCCAGTACTAGATACCAAGCAGATAAGGTCATGGATTGGTGGAAAAAGGCATTCTCACTACTAGACTATGACGGAGAGATGTTAATTATAGGAACCAGATGGTCTTATTACGAACTTTACTCTTGGATTCAAGATAAGTTTAGTTCTCAGGTTGATGTCTATATAAGGGGGGCTTACTTACCAAGCGGTGAGTTGTACTTTCCAGAACTACTAAGTCAGGAGAAACTAGATGAGCTTAGGAAATTACAGGGGTCCTATGTCTTTTCAGCATTCTATTTAAATGATCCTGTGGATGAGGCCTCTGCTCTTATTAAGAAGAGTCAGATAAAGTATTACGGAGAGGGCGAGGATAACAAACTTCCAAAGAACCTTAATATATTTTCGGTTTGTGACCCAGCTGTAAGTCAGTCGGAGTCAGCAGACGAGTCCTCTATTGTAGTAGTAGGAGTAGATGTAGAGAACAACTGGTGGGTGTTAGAGGTAAGGAGCGGTCAGTGGACAACCTTTGAGCTTATAGAGCAGCTGTTTGCAGTGCACGCTCAATGGAAACCAATAACAATGACGTTGGAGGTTATAGGACAGGCCCAGGGGATAATGTTACCAATACACGATGAAGAGGACAGAAGAAGAATTTACTTACCACTACTAGAGATTACTTCTAGACCAAAAGTAAAAAAAGAGATTAGAATAAGATCAGTTCTACAACCAAGGTTTGAGAGGGGAAAAGTCTTTATTAAAAGAGATATGTTTGGACTAGAGGAACAGATATTACACTTTCCTAGAAGCAGAAGAGACGACATGATAGACGCCTTAACAGATGTTGAGGACATAGCCTTTTCAGCAGATAGGCCAGAGCAACCATATCAAACATCTGGAAGTCATCTACAAGACATGTTAAACAAGAAGAAAATAGATTTGGGAGGTTACTCAGATCCTTTTATGGGTGAGTATTTTTAATGTATAATAGTAGTATGATAGACATAATACTTTCTGTGATAATCGTAGTACAATTTTTATTTATAGTTTATTCTGATATCCAGAATAGAAAAGAGAGAGATTCCCTAGAACTAAAGATAATGAGTGGAAGCATTCATGAGTATAGACAAGCAGTTGAAGAGACTGATCTAAGCTCCGCAAAGTTACCAGAGGATCCCTATCTAGATATTGAAGACGCTGGAATAGAACAGATTTTGAAATCTAAGGAGACAAGATGATTGAAATACAAGGAGTAAAATGGGACAAGTTGAAAGATGAGGAGAAAATCTCTTATTGTGAGAGACTGTTAAACGATGTTAAGAAATCAAGAGAACCATACGATTTAGAGTGGTATCAGAACAATAGGTTTGAAGAAGGAGACCACTACTTAGCTTTAAATACAATTACAGGAACGTTAGAATCTAACCCACCAAGAAAAAGAGGAGAGGTTAGAATGGTTATTAATAAGATAAGATCAACCAAAAGAGCTATACAGAACTATGTAACAAGAACCCAACCTAAATGTGAGGTAGTTCCAGGAGACGTAGATCCAGACACTGTTAAGAACGCCAGAAGAATAGGTAAGACAATGGACTATATATATAGAAAGTTACACCTAGAGCAAATGGTTAGTGGGGTTATTAACACAGGATTATCAGACTCAGTAGGATGTGTAGAGGTAGACTGGGATGAGAATGCAGATGGTGGTATTGGTGAGGTTAGAGTGAGAATCCACGACCCATTCGATATCTACTTTGATAAAAGATCCTACCTATATGCTGGTAGACTTGTTGGAAGATTCGTAGCTAAGAC